TTAATTTACTGACGTCGAATCGTATAACAAACCCAACGCTTGCTGCATCTTATCATTTGGGCACATTTCAACAACTTTCACTAACCGCTCATTTGGATCAATCGACTTAATGTGTTCAGTTAGAATACTACCAGTTGTTTTTGTACGACTATCTAATGGGACATGCATGGGAAACGACTGTTTTCGATTTGAAATTGGCATAACCATAATTAAATTGTTCAATCGCTGAAAATCGGAAATTGATACGACTAGTGCAGGTCGTATCCCGTCTTGCTCATGCCCTTTGACTGGTCGAAAATTCGCCCAAATAATAGTACCTTGTTCTAAAATATCTACTGCCATGACAACACATCCTAATAAGTATTTATTGCCCAGTTTTCCATGGTTCTCGACAAAACTGGGCAATAAATTTTTTAGAAGAATTCATTACCAACGGCTTCTCCCCAATCGTATTCATGAGTAGGGTTTTCCTGACGATACTTTGTTAAATCAAATTTATCAAATCTGCGCATTAGATTTGATTCTTGCCTTGTTGGTGAGATTAAAATCTTGCCATCCTCTACAGAGATTTGAACTGGCGTATTAATTGGGTTAACAATTCCAATCTCTTTGAGGATTGACTTTTTTAGTCTGATTCCTTGCGAGTTGCCTAATTTAACAATCTTTGCGGATAACAACATAATAATCCACCCCATTCTAAAACTTTATTGTTGAAAAGCATATAAACGACTTAATTTTCACCTTCACAGACATAATGTATTCCTCCTAGACAATAATTGATACAAAATTAGTATACACCCCTGTATACATTATGTCAAAAAGTCTTATCTTACATATAAATCAAAAATTACAAACTGTCCAATTAAGGCTATTGCGGGCTTTTTCTTGTTTTGTCTAAAATTACAACTTTCGTAGTTAAAAATTAATTTTTGCTGTTGCACCAGCATTCTCTCATCATTACAACACTTATACAATGAAAGCATAAATTTCACAACAAACAAAAAATCCTCACACCAGCAATTGCCAGTGTGAGGATTTCGTCTATTTGATAATCAACTTATTACCAGGGTGAATCATAGAATAGATCGTTTTACCATTTTGAGTAGCCAACGTATATACGTTCAGGCCGTTGCGTTGGGCAATCGCCCACCATGAATCACCGTACTTGACTGTATAATACGTGTGAGAATAACCAGCTTTAGAATACCACCTGCCAATTACCAGCAATGTAGTTTCGCAGTAGTGAGTATTAAAGTTGCACGATTTCTCATGTATTCCTATGATAATAATGGAACCTAGTAATAATCTGGTTTCCTCTTTCGCTAAGATACTTTCTCTTATGTATTAGCCGTCTGCCTTTACAGCAGGCGGCTTTTTACGCAAAAAATCCCCCACGCCGAAGCGCAGGGGAATTAATCAAGTTATAACTATCATCTAGAAACTACACTAGAGACAATTAATATTATACTTATTACTTGCTATTCTGTAAAGTCTTGTAGTTATCTAATTAGCTATATTGACAGCTAATAATGCTAAATCTAAACTCTCACTAACAAAATATACAGGCAAGCAACACAAAAAAATCTTCCACCCATCAAGCAGAAGATTATCCTCATCACTTCCGGCACCACTAACCGACAATCTTGGGGGGATTTGAAAGCTGTGATACTAATAACAGGACAAGGGACATAATAACACTTGTCGGTTTATATCACAATACCGAAAGTAATCTATAGAAAAATATTAATAAGTCCTTGTTATATTAATCAGGTTTAATGTATAATAACTGTGTTCTTTATTATCTTAGGAGAAACAGAACACCCATTTTATTTATTTAAACATTGGGCCAGTCTTGACTGGCTCTTTTTTATATATTTTGTTAACAAAAAATCCCCCACGCCGAAGCATGGGGGACTAGAACAGTTCACGATTATTATACTACTTTTTCTCCTGATTGTGAGGCGGATTCTGACGTCGTTTCAGTGTTAGATGATGCAGAACTATTCACTGCAGCGACTGTGGACGTTGGTGTTTGCGCTTCGTCAGCAACTTTATTAGCCGTCGCTTCAACTTGGCTTTCCTCGTCACTTTTAACTGTTGGTACTGTCACTGTTTGAACGTCAGTAATAACGCCCAGCATACCAAGGATCGTTAATACAGTGTTGATAACAGCAACAATGGCTGACCAGTCACCAGTAAACTTAATGCCAAACATGGCAAAGACTTGTTGAATCAAAACGATTAGCAATGAAATAATCCCAGCAATCAGTTTTCCATTCAAGCTTCCATCAGCATTCTTAAAACTAATTTTTTTCATTTCTTTTGGCTTCCTTTTCATATAGATGTTTAAATTCAATGTCATGGCCATCTAACCGGCCTTCTACCTTAATGACCCGATTTTCAATCGCGTTCATTGTGTCGGCGTTTTGCTGTCTCACTTTTAAACTTTCATCAGTAAACCGGCTAAGGCGCTTGCCTAAGTCGTTAAGCGGGATACGGACCGTCTTATTGAGAATCCAATTAGCTAATACACAAATACTAGTGACAATGGCAACAATCGATCCCCATTCATCCCAACCTAATCCTAATAGTGTATGCAATTACCGCACCACCAATCGCTGGCCAGGATAGATAGTGGTGTAAATCGTCTTGCCGTTTTGACTAGCCAAAGTGTACATACTCATGCCGTTGCGTTGTGCGATTGTCCACCAGCTGTCGCCGGACCTAACTGTGTAATACGTGTGAGTTGTACCACTCTTTACATATTCCAGCGTATTGCTTGCTGGGCCGGTTGCTAAATAACCATAACCATTAAACCGTGGCTGACGTACCCAGCGATAGCCATTTTTAATGATAGCTTGGTCGGTATTTACCGTGGTTCCAGCTGGTAAAATAGCAATCGCATTTGATGACGTTGACACGCCTGCGCGCAGCTTAATCGCAGTCTTGAGTGTGTAGGTCTTCGATTCTTTGATCCACTTGGCCGAAGTAGCTGGCTTGTAAATGTGTTTGTTTGCTTTTCGATTGTTGGCCTTAACTGCAGCCTTATTAGTCGGCTTGACCGTTGATTTCTGACCAGCTGTGTAATAATCGGTATAAAGTTGACTGACGTCAAAGCCACCGTAACTAATCCGAAAATGGGCTGACCCTGACCATTGCCAAGCATTGTTATTCGTATACCATTTCTTGCCAGCCGGTACAAACGGATAGCCAGCAACCCACCCTGTTTTGCCCTTGATGGTCATCTTGTTGTTAGCCCATGATCCAGACGTGTAAATGTCGGCCCGATAACCAAACTTCTGAATCTCTTTCATGAAGGCGGCATTGTTGCGGTCATTGGTTGCTTGTGACAAGATTCCTTGTTCTTCAGCCGATTCTACGTCCGTTGCCAATACTGCGCCCACCGGTAACCCGGCCGCTTTGGCTGCCTGACCAGCATAATCAGCTTCGGCAATCGCTTGGGCCTTAGTTTTATAATGGGCAAAATGATAGCCGTTGACGTATAAGCCAGCCGCTTGACCATTAGCGATATTGCTAGCAGCATAGCCATCTTTGAAGGTTGTGCCTTCACTAATCTTAACGGTGAGGGCCTTAACACCAAACTCGTTACGCATCGAAACATACTCAGCGGTACTCATATAGCCGTTGTTATTCGACACATCCACCATATCCATGCGAGCAGCCTGACTGGTAACATTGACCATTAAAAAGGCCATAAAAATGGCGCCCACCGTTAAGATGAGTGCCTTTAACTTGTGCTTATTCAATTGTCTGCCTCCTACTTTAATATGTCCTCTGATGCTGGTGTCCAAGGCGTTGCTACATTACCAAACTCAGCATAGTGCCAATTTGACATGTTAATCACCTCATAGTCTGTTTACGTCTTTTTTAATGACGTTCATACGTTTTCTTACAATATCCATAGTTTCATCATACGTAAAGAGTTTCGTTGCCGGATTATCAGGCCATCTGTTTTGGTCGAGTTCGTAATTAGTTTGCCCGACACTTGCGATAAATGTTTTAAACAATTGTTGAATGTTATTAGTTGTGAATATTCCCAGTGATACCAGTTCAGCATATCGAGCTTTGATTTTGTCTTTAAAGTTAGTGATAATTCGGCTGTACAATTTGTTTTCAGGATAAGGGATATACCCATTATTTGGATCATATTTATCTGTTGCTTGCCAACCATTTGCAAATGATCCATCTAAGTCGTACAGCATAGCATAGAATTTTGTGCCATCTTCGGTTAGATGAATGACATTCTTTTTTAGCATATCAAACAGTTGTGCGGCGTCAACCATTAATATCCAGTCAATAGCACTGTCTACATCGTAATGTTCGTCAATATGCGCAACAAAGTCTTCGTCCGTACTTTCATTTACAAATTTCAGTAAATTGTTGACACTGGTTTGAATTTCAGGGGTTACTTTGTCTTTGCCTAACAAGCTAAAATCGCTCTTGTCATCACCTGTTGTTAGCGTTGCTGTGCTTGCCTTGAACATGTCAGCATCAGCACCGCTTTCGCCCTGAATAGCAAACGCCAATGGATTTTCGCTTGGCAAGTTTTTGGTAATAATATCTTTGGTCGTATTGAACGTCATGAGGCCATAGAAAGTGTCATTAATGTATAGCAAGACTGGGAAACCAACAATCGCGCCATAATTATTTATCCCAGCAACATATGGCGTAATTGATTGACGACTGCTGACAACTTCTCTAAACAGCTCTGACGTTACCAAGTTACGTGCCGAGAAAGTTTGAATGTAATTTGCTTTAAGATTAAATTTGTTGTCTTTAGGGAATCTAGGGTCAGGCTTGATTTTTAATTTAGTCGCTAAAGTTTCGTCTGTATACAGTTTCAGTCGGAGATTTTTCTTCGGAAACCTAAGTGATGAATCGCCTTGCCATTTAGTATCGGAGTAACCTTCGATAATTCTGCCATGGTCATTGAATTTGAACTGCATTGTAACGGAGGTATCACCTGTCATGTTTTCAAATTTACCATACAGTTTAACCGTTGGAAGTGTAAGGCTATCAGTTGAATTAATATTAGTACCAATAGTTTGAATGATATTTTTCAATGACCATTCAGTAGCTGATAAAGTGAAACCAGATGGTTTATCTGTGTAAAGTTGAATCCGTCCACTGAGAATACTTGCTTTGTCAATCCCAAGGCTTTGTGGCGAAGGAATCGTATATTCTAACTTTGTAACTCCTGATCCAAGAATAATATTGTCATCAAGCGTTTTAGTAACATTACCGGTTGAAGTTAAATAGGTAACGGCAAAAGCATAATTTAAGTTTGACGCTGATTTTGTACGAACTAAACCGGTAAATTTCTTATCAAGTGTAAAATAGTAATCAGGATTAACCTTAAAATAAATGCCAATTCCCTTGCCAACAGTTTGATCATCAGTACCACTTGCTGTTACCCAGTTATAGCTTAAAACATTATGTTCAACAATCAAATTTTCTGCGCCATTCAATCCAACGTATGGATCAATAGATCCATTTTTAACATCGGTTGCTCCTAGCAAATTGTTCTTTGCCAATTGTGGGTCAGGGTCAAAATTGATTTTTTGGGAATGAAATTTACCAGTAATTCCAGTTATATGAAAATTAACATTTCGTAATTTTTCTGTCCAGATATTATAGAACACACTATGAATGTTGCCTTTCTTTGCCCCTACTGATACTGGCGCTGGTACTATTGCTTTAACTTTGGTATTAACATCATGTGAGGCAATAAAATCAGCAATATTGTATACGATAGGGTCACCAGTTTCTTGAAAGACGTTCATCTCAATATGAAATAAAGTGTCGCTAGTATCATCATTGCGTAGAATGAAACTAAGCTCAGTAGGGCGCCAATAACGTGCAGGAAACGTATCAAGGTCTAATTTAACACGTACTCCTTTATATGGCGTGTCGTCATTATGACCAATGACTTGTACCCACGAGCGGTCATCTGAGAAACTATCAGTTGGATTAACATATGTCAAATCAACACCATTTAACGGTAAAAAAGGATCAGTTTGGTGCGGAATAAGCAAGTCTCCATTTGGAAAGTAGTTTTTTTGATCGCGAGCGTATCCAGCAATCGCTTCAGTTATTTGCTTATTGAGAGCATCATATTGACCATCTACGCCATCTTGAATTTTTTTAAAATTATCGACTAAATCATTTCTAAATGTTTGATCCAATCCAAGCGAAATTTCATTGGTTTTTAGTTTTTCCATCGTTTTCTCCTAACGTTTCAGATATTTTAGTTGCTTTTAAATTTCCGTTTTCATCCACCGAGATTTCATAATCGCTCCCAGATGAATTTATAATTAATCCACCAGACAATTTTGTTTGGCCTTCATAAGTTTTATTGCCTTTAATCGTCTCATCAATCTGATTAGTTGGCGTTGTGTATACCTTTCCGTTGATTAGTAAATCACCATTATCATCAAATGAAATTAAAAACTCGCTTCCCGTCGGTGACAGCATTGATAAACTAAGCAATTTCAAATCATCAAAATCACTATTTTTAAAGTGAAAACCATCGGCAGCAACCAATAGCCTAGCGGTTTCTTTGTTTCCGTCAGGTGCCGCATAAATAGCTTTTCCAATTCCTAATGCACTAACGTTATCTACTATTTCAGGTCTCTTATTATTCCAATCTGTCATATTAACTCCATATATACCAAACCCCATTGTTCATTATCGACGTAACGTTTTGTTCCAACTGATTAATCGACTTTCCGATATGTTCGTTGGCTTTTTTTGCCCTTTGTTGTATTGCCAAGTTGTGAGCTAAATTAAATATTTTGTTCCCAAATGTGATGGTATCGTTCTTTTTGCTGTCCTGTGGGTAATAGGTCATTCCAACAATCCTAGTATCAACGTCAACACCTAACCTGTCTTTCAATAGACCAGAGTTCCCAATCTTGATACTATTTATATCTGAGAGTTTTGCTCCGTGTTCAAATTCGGCACGTTCCATTGTGTATTGAATAATGGGATAATCTTGTAATTTACCCTTGATATAACTAGTCAGAGAACCAGAATCCGTAAATCTATCATCTTGAATAGTTGCAGCTTGTTTCACGCCCCAAATATCAGCATTAGGGCTAGTGTATTCTGCGGTAGCTGCATAACTACCATTATCGTTTCGCTTCCCTAATCCCTTTATTTTTGTGCGGATATTGCTGTAATCTTCCGTCCAAGAAATTTTGTGAGCGTTGTACCCATCAATAAATACAAACTGATCACTTTGACCAATTTTCTTGTAAATATGAATATCCCAATTATCAAAATAAAATTCAAACCCAAAATCATCTTTCAACGTGTTCATAAACAGGCTGTCTGAAAAATCGCCACCAAAGCCATCACTAAATGAATATTTGCTGAATGTATCATGAATAACATACTTGAAAGGTGTTCCATCGGTAATGAATTTCATGCAGGCATCTAAACTCTGCGTGTTGGACAACTTGCTTTCAACATACTTATCGTGTAAGTCCGCACCAACATGCACTCCAGATACTTGATATGATCTTGTGTTTCCTAGTGATACTGGATTAACAGTAGTAAGTCTAAACCATTGACCAGTTTCGGGTATCAGAACCATTGTCTGTGGCGACATCATAAGTGTTGCAACTTTATTTTGAACGCTATCATCTAATGTGAATGATACAGTGCTTAATTCGTTTAAACTCTCTGTAATTGAAAGATTATAAACAATCGCTGGCGTTTCATCGGCCAATATTTGTTTTACATATATAACATTAGACATTAGTAGTAGAACCTCGTTTTAAATGAAATTGTAAAATCAGTTGAGCCAATAATTTCAATAGCGTTATCACCGATTGCATAGTCAATAAAGCTACGGTCAGAATAATTATTACCAAACCTTTGCGTACCATCTACCATCGGAATTAATCCGATAATGTCTAGTTGCTGGTTTTTATTCAATGATTTCTTATACGTAAATGATTGTCCGGTAGTTGTGTTCTTAATAGTCAATGAATTATCTACGTTACCTTTGAAAGTGACAGTAACTGGTCGTTCACTAGCTAATAACGGTATGATTGATGGATTGTAAAAATTAAATTTAGTTTGATTGGTGAATGTGTACTTTGGTGTATCGAATGGTAATCCCATTCCAATACCATAAGTTCCACCATCAAAGGTAAATGGATCTAATGTTGTAGCTGTGCTTTCAGCTAATCCATCATAACAAACCAGATTAATCGCCACGTTTTTGGCTTTCCAAAAATTGCCTAATCGTGGATAGGCAAATGATTCAGCAACTACTTTCCATCTCAAAAACGGTGTACGCATATTGATAACATAAAAAGGCTCCGTACTACTAAATATCCGTAGCACTTTGAGCCTCTGTAATTCATAATCGTAATTGTCTCGAGCATACACATCAAATGTTAAGGGTATGGTTGTTTGCTGAATCTGACTATCAGACAGTTCAGCACCGTATCTACCAATTTGCGTGTAAGTGTGTTGAAAGTTAGCCGAAGGCGGGGCAAATGTTACTACGTGTATTCTTTCTTTTTCAAGGTCGTACATTGTACCATCACGCCGTTGAATTATGATTGAACCTTTGTAATTAGTAGACATAAGTATTACCCGTAGTTTGTCCTTTCAACTGAATTTCTTGATTCCGTAAAATACTAATCTTTGGATAGGTAGCACGAGCAATCGTGTTGCTGTCTAGCTGTACCGAGATCTTCATATCGCCACTGATTGCTTGGTTGCCGGAAAATTGGCCTTCTGCCTGTGCAACGCCACTTGATGCAAAGCTTGGTGCTGTGCGTTGAATGCCTGCTTTAGCAGCTCCAACTACTCGCATAGCCTTAGCAACTAATCCATTAGGTGCTTTAGCTGCACGTGCTCGTGCCGCTTCAACGATCAGGCTGTCAGCATTGTCACGTTCTGGGTTAACCACATATTCTGGGTTATTTTCAGCCAACCATGCTAGCTGTTTCTTCATGACACGACCACCGGAATCGTAACCCATTGGGCCACTCACGGTAGAAAACGCACTTGACCCTGAGCCATATTTAGCCTTCATATAATGAATACCAGCTAGCAGATCGTCATACCCATTGAGTGGATTGTTGTGACCCCTGAACTTATACGCGTCAAAGGTTGGCTGAATCGTCTGAACGAGTCCCTTAGAAGGATGCCCCATTCGAGCGTTAGGATCCCAAGTGTTAATCACCGATGGATCCCCGTTTGATTCACGTCTGATAACCTCCATCCAAGCAGCCACTTGACTACCAGTAGCAGCGAACCCGTTGGCCTTTAATGCACGGACAACATATGGCCGCCAGCGATTAACTGAATGGCCGGACGGGTTACCTGCACTCGCCCCATAAGTCATTGGATTATAGCTCTTACCACCCAGACCAGCACGCAACTCATAATGGACGTGAGGGCCGCTTGATTGGCCTTCACTACCGACCCACGCAATAATTTGACCGGCTTTGACATGCTGACCAGTCTTCACTTTCATTCGTCTCATGTGTCCATAAATCGTGTCTACGGACGCACCAGACGGCTTGATAACAACCCAGTTACCGAACCCACTTGCTGGGCCTGCCTGCACGACAGTACCACCATATTGAGCTGGGATTGGCGTACCTAATGGCGCCGCAAAGTCGATACCTTTGTGGAAACCACCAGCACGTGGACCATATCCCGAAGATTCCTTAAATGGTGAACCGAAATGTGGTGCTAATGAACCAGCACCGTCGTCAGATGTGTCGGAGAACTGATCAAAGAACCCTTGTACATACTTGATCGCATTATCAATCAAAGAGTCCTTAGCCCCACTCGCGATTGCGCCAAACGCAGTGGTATTATCACTGAACGTCTTTGCAAGCTTACCAAGGCCAGTTGCGTTAGCAATCTTGTTTACCACGCCACTAGCACCTTCGCTAACAAGATCAACGGCGCCCTCAGCACCTTTCTTCAAAGCGCTGAACGTGCTGGTTAGCCAGCCAGGCAATCCGAACTTGTACCCAGGCAAGCCTTTAGCCATCTGAGCAAACTCAACGGACATACCATGTGGCAAAATAGACGCACCAGCGGGGATGTTACGAATCTCAGGGCCATCAACACCAATTGGCATAATTGAACCATTCGACGTTCCCATGTATTCGAATCCTTCTTCACCAACGAGCGCCGTATGTTCACCCATGGAACCGTTCAGACCAGCGGCATGCTTTTTCCAAGTAGGAATGTTCCCCCACTTCTTATTTAAAGCATGCAACACGCCATTAATACCGCCAATCATGCCGTTCCACATGCCTCGCATATTATCAATAAACTCATTCCACGATCCCTTAACGTCACCGGTTTCAGTATCTACCGCACCCTTATGTTCTCCAGCCTGTTTAGTCGCTTCATTAACGACCTTAGTGTGCGTTTCCTCTGCTTTCTTGACGGTCTTCTTCTTCTGGGAATCAGCAGCATCAATGGAATCGTCACGTTGCTTGCGCGCCTTACCGACAACTTCTTCATATTGTTTTCGGCTCATTGTACCGTTCTCGTAACGTTCCTTGTCAGCAGCGGCTACTGTCTCCTTGTACTTCTTTTGGGCTGCGCTTACAGACTTATCACGTTGTTTGCCGGCGTTAGCAATGGTTTTATCACGTTCTTTAGCTGAATTTCTAATCGTTTCAGTCATTTGTTGCTTAGATAGCTTGCCCTTGTGGTCTTTCAAGTTTTCAAGAATATCTAACTGCTTACCAGATGAAATCTTAGTGGCTTTTGTAACAGCATTGTTTGACTTATTTTCATCCTTGGCTAGCTGAGCTAAATACTTCTTACGGTCGCCAGCCGTTCGTTTTTGAAAGTCTTTTTCGATTCTCTTTTTATCAGCTAAATACTTTTTATGGTTATTGCCATCTTTTTTACGAGCGGCAGCCAATTCTTTGTTCTTTTGTGATTCAGCCTTGCCAAGCTTCGAATAATAACTATCGGAATCTTTTTTCATTTTTCCAATATTATCTTTCTGAGCTTTCGCCTGCTTGTTATAGTTCTCTTTGGCCTTATTTAAAAACCTGTTGGCCTCTTTTTCAGTCATAGAACCGTTATGAACCAGCGTTGCATAATCCTTGATAGACATCCGACGCTTGTTGCCATAATACTTGTCAACCGAATTTTTCATCTTGCCATACGTCGTATCAGTAAGTTTCTGAGCTTTACTAATGCTAGAAGTGTCAGTCTTAATCTTAATTTTTGCTTGCTTGTTTAGCGTCTTCGTCAATGATGTATACGATCTCGAAAATTGCTTATCATTCAATGATGGCTTCGGCTTAAAACTACCGCTAAACTTCTTAGACATGTCGTGACCCAAGTCAGACATCTTGCTAGTCAGCTTAGGGAACGTCTTAGTAACACCTTTTTGAATGCTACCACCGATTGACTGACCAAGCTTACTACCAGCAAATCCACCAATTACACCACCAACAGCAGTACCAACTACCGGCATAACTGCAGATCCAGCAGCAGCACCTGCAGCAGCGCCACCAGCCGAACCAGCGAACCCGCCTAAGTGCTTGCCTAGTGTCTTTTTAGTCGTACCAAACAATTCTGGTACTGACGCGGCAATACTCATATATGGAATAGCTTTAGTGAGCCCACGAGCAGCCATCATGGCTTTACCACCGCCCAAGCCACTAGCCGCTTCTAGCTCAGCTGTTGAAGTAGCACCACCCTTAGAAAATAGTCGTCCAAGAACTTTAGAACTACCAGCTGTAGCTGCAGTTCCGCCGGCTTCTTTAGCAACCGTCCGAGTAACGGCTTTGCCGCCCGCACTAGCAACACCACCACCACCGAACAAATCAACCATCTTAGACACAGCAGCCGTTTCGATAAGTGACTTGCGCAAACTTGACAGCATGCCAATAAACTCAAGACCTTTTTTGAGTGCAAACATCGCAATAAATGCTTTTGTCAAGTTCTCGATTAACTCTTGATTCTTGGATAAGTTCTTTAAAGCATCATCAATCTTGTCTAGTGGATCTTTAGATTCTTGAGCCTTCTTGCCTACTAACCCAAACATTCTGGCAATATCATAAATAATGCTACTAAACGTCTTCCAGACAGTCTTGCCGATAATGCCTAATATCTTACCCAAGTTGCCAATGATGTCGACAATTGTATCTTTATGACCGTCAACATACTTAATCAACTTGACAAACCAAGCCATCACAGTTGAAATAGCCCCAGACACTAGTTGTGCATACTTCTTCATCATGTCGTCAGACAATAAGTTCCGCATGTCTTTAGCAACACTTTTGCTCATCTTGAAAGATGAAGCCATGATGTTACCAGTCAAAACTGACCAGCGGGACTTGATGTACATGCTCATACCTTGGAATGACGTCATGGCTTCCTCGGTACCACCTTTGTACTTCTTACCTAGGTAATCCAATGCTTCGGTGAATTGAGTAGCCGTTAGCTTACCAGCAGCTGACATCGCATATAACTGCTTCATCGACTTGCCTGTCGCCTTTTGCAAAGCTTCCCCAAACATAGGGAAACGGTTAATCATGACTGACATGTCTTCGGCACTCGCCTTGCCACCGGCAACAATCTTGGCAAACTGTTCACCCGATTCAGCCAGGGCATCGTTACTCATGTGTAATGTCGAACCTAAGGCAACGAATGCGTTAGTCCAGTCCTTGGTTTCTTTAACGTTAGAGTGGACATGGTAGAACGATTGCGACATACGATTAATAGTGTCTGCGGCATAAATTGAATGTTGTGATAGAGAATTGATATAATCGATCAATTCTTTGCCATCTTTTGGCGCTTCGGTTGTCAGCGCAGTCCAGACAGTTTTCATCGTGTCTTGTTCTTTGTTGTACTCCATACCAGCTTTAGCAGCGTTTTTAAGCCCCATAACTAGACCTTGTACGCCAGCTTGAATTGCACCACCAAGGAATGTTCCCGCAACAATCTCTTTGAGGTGTGAAAAACTATGTCCAGTTGATTCTGACTGTTTCTTCAAAGCAGTTAGACCTTCGGAGGCTTGTCCTTTATCCAGCTTCATACGAGTGGTTACTGACCGTGGCATCTTCCGCATAGTATTTTCCCAATCAATAGCTTCGCCTTTCTCGGCCTTAACCATCAACTCGGTACGTGCCTGCTTTGGAATACGATTTAGTAACTGCTTAAAGTTAGTAATACCAGCATCTTCGGCCTTAGCAACTAACTTTGCTTCAACAGGGCTATTAAATTCAGCTTTAATCTTGCTATGAGTTCGTTCGGCCTCATTCTTGACCTTATTAGCATTGTTAGCAAAGGATTCGTCCATCTGGTTACCAGCATCTGATCCAAGCGTCTTCATTAAATTATTGACTCGTTCACGATCACTCATGAATGACTTGGTATTCATTAATAAATCAATTGTTACTGTTCCGTCCGCCATTGGCTATCCCTCCTTTGCCTTCTCTGCCAACATGCCGAATACTTGCCCCATCTGACTATCCAAGCTCGCTTGCGTGTCTTGGTCGTCCAAACGATAATAGTCTTGCGCTTCCAATAAACTAGTAAGTTCTTCGCCTTCCAAACCGTTAGTTGACTTCTGCCGAATAGCGACAATACGCCGAAATTGAGTTGTCTCACTAAGCCCGTCCAACATTGCTTTAAACTTTTCCCAACGCAGTTTGCCTTGTTGCTCGATTAAATCGATATGATAATCGGCCATAAACGATGCAAAGATAGCGTCAGCATCCTTCTCATAACTAAAAAAGCGCTCCTGTGGTACAGGGTCGCCGTTTAAATCAACGCTAGGTTCATCATCATGATTGCCATAAACCGTTTGCTGAACGTATTTAGATATTTCAGACACGACTGAAACCATTTGGTCCGCAGTGACGTTCATGTCTTCTCCTACAAACGCATTAAACGCTAGATAAATCTTGTGAGAATCATTGATAGCATCATCGTCAAGCAAGATATACCAGCGAAGCACATTGTCGAAGCTTAAATCGACAGTCCATTCTTCACCGCCAATCGTTATTGTTGTTCCGAGCGGCTCAACTAGGCTAAGCATTCACATCACTTCTTCTTCGTAGCTTTGCGTGACTTGTAGTAAGTGTCAATGTAGCTATCCCGCTGGTCACGCAACTCATCGTATTCCTTGACGACCATAAAGAATGCAGCTGCCATTCGCTCGGTACTCTTATTGGTTAGTCGATAGAGATCATCACCAGCACCTTCTCCAAATTGATCATCGAAAAATGCACTTAGTTCGCCCCGTAAGTCCTTATAAAGCTTGTTTAAGAATTGACGTTGTTCCTTCACCGGTTTGTCATCTAATTCCGTCATTTTCTTTTGATCATCCAATTCGTGTAAATGCTTGCCAACACTTAAACGAGTGTCCGCCAGTTTCATGTTTAACTCATCATTAAAGTAAAGCTTGGCATGGCGCTTACCAAACTTGAACTCTGCAAACTCCTGTGGCCCACCTGCTAAATTAATTGCTGTCATGATATAAAATCCTCCTATATTTTAGTATGTATGAGGGCAAAGCCCTCGTTAACTAAACATGGCTGCTAGGTGCTGCAGCACTAATCGTCCCATCGTCATCAAATTCAACCGTCTTACCGCTCTTGTCAGTCATGATTGGCTTACCATTGAAGCTCATAGTGAAGCTGAAGGTTTGCTTAGCGTTAGCATTGCCCCCCATTGGTACAATAGCGGTTAATGTAACACTTGAAATAACCACATTACCATTGGTATCAGTCCAACGTCCCAAGGTCTTCAGATTCGGACCGATAGCAAGAAACTTGCTGGCTACGTAGTCTTGTGCAGCATCGCCAATTACTCGATGACCAGTAAACGCGAGTGTGATACGCTTACCAGTTACATCAGTATCGGTAAATCCTGCCCCGTCATAATATGCAGTGTTGTCGTCTGTTTCGTTAGCGGCTGGAGTAACACCCGAAATGCCAGCTGCTAAAGGTACGAAGGTTGCCTTCGTTGTGTCTTTGGGGTCTTGACTACCCGTAGTGTCAATCTCAAAGATGTTTTTGTAGTTCATTTTAAATTTTGCCATTGTGTAACTACTTCCTTCCTTAATTAAAAAACGCTATTCAGCGCCTGTAAAAGTGTTAACGATCACGGAAAAGCTAAGCTGATAGGTTGAGTAACCTTGAGTATCCTGCTCAGATATGCTTGGCTGTCCGTTGATCGTTAGTGATTCAAATTCAAAGCTCTTGTTGCTACTAACTAAGTCATCAGCTGTCAATACGTCCAACGCTTGCGATACGAGCCATAGCGTCGTGTTAGCTTGTTGTTGGTTCTTAGTACGCATACCAACTTCATAATTCATCTGCCACTGCTGATTACCTGCGTAATCCTCATCAAGCACTCGACTACCTGGCAAAGGATAAAGTGACAATGAATCAGCAGCAGTAAGATAACCTAGCGTACATTTCATCGGCAAATTTGGCACTTGGTTAATACTTGCTGCTAACCGTTCCAATAAGTCCATCACTTCATCCCTTTCGTAAACGCCTTAACCCAGCTATCCATAAACATTGACTTAGCTTTCAAATCCCAGCGCTTTGTAGTACCTGGGGTTGTGTAATTGTTTGGATTAACCGGGTGTCCATTGATGATTCCGTAGAATTGTGATCTAGCATATGGTGTGGAATATATTATCTTGCTGCCATCTGAAGTAGCGTGTACAGATTGACGTAACGGTTCTTCTGGACGATCTTTAGGCACGAACTGTTCCATATCATACATCGCTTGATTGACTAAGGCATATTGCCCGCGTTTCACGTTAGTAAGACTGGTTTGCTCCATGAAACCATCTAGGTCAACGTTTACTTTCATAACCATCATAGCACCTCCAATTCATAAGAATGAAGTGCATTGCTAAATGGTTCGCGGTTGTCGATAATCTTTTGGACGGTGTACTCCTCACCCTCAAACATAAGCTTGGATCCGACGTTATTCTTGGTAATCGTTGGTATTGGGCTACTAATCCCTGCGTACAGAAAAACAACCGCGTTAGCAACGATTGTCCGATCGTTGTTGCTACCAGAGTAAATCGTTTGTGGCTGCACAACACAGTGCTCAATTGTCACCGGCTTGCCTGCCAACGGTTGGCCCCATTCATCAGTTTTAGTTGGATCAGTCAGAGTAAGTGTGATTGCCTGCTGACACATCCGCTTCGGTGGCTTCATCATCATCGGTAACTCACCGCCCTACTCATCAGCCCAATTTGAGCCAAGATTGCGACCACGCCGTTAGCTAGCCCAGTCTTGCCGAAGTTAGTAGCATTCACATTAGAGTTTGCCTGTACGTGGGTTCGACCAATCTCAATGCTAGATAAGTCCTGATTAGCAATGCCCAATGGCGTATCGGCGCCAACTTCATCAAAGTAGTCACACTGCAAGGCGACTGCTCGCTTGAACTGCTTAGCACGGAATACTTGCCATTGGGTGCCAGCCAAGTCATCAACCAGCGAATGAGCGGCGTAGTCAGCGTTATAGAAGAACTGAGTCGTGATATCGACTTGCGTTTCAGCAGCCCGTTCGTGTTGATCGAATACCGTTTCATCAGTAATCATGGTAAATCCATTCTGTTGATACTCTTTAAACGTCAAATAGGCCATCTAATCACTTCCAGTCTGATTATTTACCAGGTACAGAAGCTGGTTTACCTGGCGTAGCAGCTACATAGATAGCTGACTTAGCGTTGTCAAACACAATAGCATCGTAGTATGACAAGCCTTTGACAGTAGTACGGTAACCAGAACGGTCAGTATCGTCAGATACGATGTCAACTGAATCATACTTCGTAATTGGAGCAATGGCGCTCAATGGAAGTAAGAAGAAGTTAACGGCGTCAGTAATGGTTAACCCTTGAATCCGACCCTTAGCAACTGGGATAATTGGCACACTACCGTCAATTTGACCTACTTTGCGGTTAATCCCGTTGATACTCATGTCGTTAACGGAGAACGTCTTAGACACGCCGTCAGCGTTCTTTAATGCCTTGTAGTAGGCACTGGAAACGAACATTGCAAAGCCACCAGGAACTTCATTGTCAAGCATGAATTGTTCCGCATCATCGTAGGCCGCTAAAGCATTCTTACTGTCAATCGTGTCAGTAATCTTCGTGCCAGCGTTGTCGAAGATGGTTTGAGCAATAAATTTATCCTTGTGTGGTACTGTAATCAAACGTTGATGTTCTTCTACCAAGTTTTGAACAGTCAATGCGCCACTTTCGGACATATCCAGCTTGTCTAAATCATAACCAATCCAGTCTTCTTGCTTCAATTCGATTGGTACCTTTTCAACGTTGATGTTGTGACGAGCGTTTTCGCCGTTCCGAACGTACTTCGTAGCTTCCGCAAAGCCGTCCATCTTATTGATACGTACCGTATGAACACCGTCAAAGTCGGCCGCCGTAATTGATTTGGCACCGCCTTGAAGTGGTTGCCATAGTTGTGATTCAGCAGCAAACTTTTTATCAATCGTGTTTAAATCCTTTTGATCCAAAACTAAAGTCATTAGTTAGTTCCTCCTATTTTTCCGCAGCACCCATTCGTGCTGCAATACGTTGTGCAAGTGACGGTTCACCACCACCGGTGCTCCCGCTAGGATTCCCACCGGCTGTAATCTTTACCGCTGGCTTACCATCGTTATCGTCGCTCTTGTCGAACAGATAGTTATGTGACTCCTGCAGCTTCTCAATCTGTTCACCGATACCCGTTAGTTGACCATCATCGCCAAGCTTGACAGTATCCATGTCGATAAACGGCATGATAGCCTTAGCATCGCGAGCTTTAGCATCACGCAACGCCATTTGTACAGCATTGTCAGTCTTAACCTTAGTCAAACTAGCAGCCGCCTCACTGTCCTTCGTTTTGATGGTTTCTTGTAACGTGGCAATCTGCTTATTGAGCTTTTCAGAATTGCCGGCTTGTTCGCCAAGCGACTTGATTTGACCATCACGATCAACAACTTGCTGCTTAACTGAATCAAGTTCCGATTTAGTATCAGCTACTTGTTGCTTGATTGGCTCAATACCAGCGTTATAAAGCTTCATCACCTCGGTCATTTGTTTATCGTCTAACCCTAATGTTTCTAAATCCTTACGTTCCATGTCAATCGCTCCTAACGTTATTTATTACGCGGTAACGGCCGCGCGAATTGATTGCATAAGTAATGAGCAGTTTAGTGACGTACTCAGGTCAAATAGCATATTTATGATTCACTACTATAGACTTGTTCCCGACTATAGTTTCGATGTAGGAAGTCATGATCCTTTACTAATTCTCGTAACGATTTCTGTTGATTACTAATCAATGATTTGTAGTGAGACACGCCAACATCATCACCCAACTTCTGCGCAGCAGCCAGCTTTTTCTTAGACTGCCGGATTGCTCGCTCATAGCCACGTTGTTTAGCTTGTATATCACCCTTAGCAATCGCTGCTTGCGGGTCATATTGTGGCTGGTGGTTAGTGTTAACCCCATCAATAAATGGGTAAAGCGTGTGGCTACAATTAATACCTTGTGTCCCCGCTGGCGTGCCATAACCATGGTTATAAATGCTGTCATACTTGGCGTTATAAGTATCACTACCTGGTTCGGTAAGATTGACAATGTGTCCTTGAATATAGGCACAGGCTTCACGTGATGCAGGGTGTGAACTCATAACAGCTAAGGTAGTCCCAAAGTCTTGCATACGTTTTAAGCGCAAGTTATTAAACGTTCGATGGGCTGTGGTATTGATAACCGTGCGCGCATAGCCTTCAAGTGACCAATTATGGCCGCCTTTATCGACTAAATTGGACTTAATGCCAGCATCCACCCATTTATATACGTTATCTCGTAAGGCCCTATCGTGCGTTTTAAGGCCGACTACCGTTTCCATGGTGGTTTGCTTGATGATACCTTGATAAGCTCGCATAGCGCCATTCTCGTTGTAATTAGTGGACAATAACGACTGGTTAACCGTGTTGTCTAAGTCTTTCCATGTTTGATTTTGTAAAGAGTTAATTGTGTTACGAATTTCATCATCGACTACGATCTTTTTATGCAATTGCTGGCTCAAAGTAGCATCAATTTCGTTAACAATTTGAAACCCGTTATCATGTACGAGCTTTGTAATTGCTTGTTGCGATTCGTTGGTATATTTAGCCACTAAGGCAATGACTTGCTTGTTTAGCACGCCCATCTTGAACAACTGCTCAACTTGCCACCGAAGTACATTCTGGCTATCTACCGTATCGAATTTAGTTGTCTTAAGTGTTTGGATAATACGTGCGTAAATATCCTGTTCGAGCTTAGAATAAATGTCAACGGCTGCGTTCGCATCGTGCATCATGGATTCCTGGGTAATCATTCACCATCACCACCGCCGACCGTTGCAATTTGCGATCCCTCGTACGTATCAGTTGGCGACTCAGCACGTATCTTAGCTAACTCTTCCTGTGCCTCGTCCGCAGACATGCCATAGTTACGCTGCAAGAACGTCTGCTTAGACATACCACCAGCAAGCATCGTCTTTGTGTCCTCTTCAAGCTGTTTGTCCTTGTCAACGAACACGCCATCATCAAAGTGGCACTCAACATCAAGTGGTTCATTAGCTAAGTCAATATCAAATAGTGGCTTGCCATCCTCAAATAGTTCGCCTTTGCTTGCCAGCTCGAAGATTGCCATGCATAACTCATCAATTGCCTTCTCAACCATAGTTAGATAGCTCGAACGTGTCTGATAGGTCATGCTATTATTGCTGACAACCTCGGTAGCTGTCTTTAACCCATCATTTGAGTACGAGAACGTGCCACTTGATAGCCCAATCTGCACCTCAAACTCTTTAATAAAGTGATTAATGGCATCTTTATATTGAACCGTTCTAATGGCCGTTGTCATGTCTTTAATGCCAGTGGATTTGTCATCATCGCTAATCAGGCCAACATATAAGTTTTGGTCCGAATCAAAGGTTGGTTTGTGTTCGTCATCAAAGCGTAGCATTTCCGGCTTGACTGCAATATGTCTTTGACCTAATCGAATCTCCCACATAAATTGGTCATGAATATCATTGACATCGTCTAATACGTCCTTTGCGTTATCTACAACGCCCAGCCCCAACGGACTTTCGATATTGATGTTGTTAGCTCCGGGCGTTTTAAAGTAGGCAAACAATGGGCTTTGTAGATTATCAATCGTTACTTGTTCTGCTAAGTCCTGATAAACCGGCAGCATTGATAGTGGAACCTGATTGCCGACTAAGTCAGGGCTGTCAGACTTATACAGCTCATTGGTTATCTGATAAGTACCGTCAGTTTGCCATTGATGAAACTCTAGTAGCGTATAATACTTTGTCTGGTTTCCTTCTGTGACTTGTGCCCGACTGGCAATGGAAGCTTCGCTAATGTCGTTCGTATTAGATTGCAGTGGGTAGAACTGATCAGCCCGTACCCAGGCAATCTTAATATGATTGCCATCGATGTACGGTCGCATTGCAAAGCCACCTAAGGCAACACCCTTTTCAAGTGCTTCCTCGAATTTGTTTTTGAAGTCGTTATCCAACAATACTTTGTTTAAAAATTCATCGGCGCTATTGTTATTGTTGATATGAATGTCTGCCTTCTCATTGAAAACCACTGACGCAATTCGTCGGGCGGCCGTCTTGGTAAGATTTAGCGTGTTCTTTGGCCGCCGTTCCAGTGCGCCAAGCTGGCTCTGATAATGAACATAGTGCAACTTGTCACTGTAATAATCCAAGTCGGTTTGAATTCGCACATACTCATCTGGGTCAATACTAATACGAGGATCATCGGTAATCTTGCTTAAACTTCCTGTTACTCCCGTGGCTGCCGCCCCCTTCCAAAATAAATCTTTAATTCGTTGAATCAGTCCCATTTAATCACCTACCATCTAAGCTCAAGGTCACGCAAGTTATCCAGTACAAAATACTGGAACGCATCGCATGTATGGTCATCTACCTTGATAACCTTCGGCTTGTCACTCTCTAACGTGTCACCGTCCCACTGGTATTTGCGATGCTCATCAATAAATATCTGATTTGCCTCATTATCGAGGTAATAAAAACGCCCAGTGGCTAGTAAGTCCTGGACGTGATCAATCATCGCTGTCTTTTCAATCTTATTGACGTGATGCCAATGTCGGCCATACTTCTTAAAGTATTCATGGTCAATCGCATAGTCAGACGTCGCCTCATCGGCCGATCGTTTCCATGCTTTCTTGTGCCATTGTTTCTCACGACTATCCTCAAATGCGTACAGCTCGTCTGCTAGCTCGCTAGGTGGCTTCTTAACTGACTGATGAGCTGGTGAGTAATAATAAGTATCTAGTAAGATAACGCGCTTCTTAGCCGTCAATGCAATACATAGCTCAGTCGTGGCTGACACCTGCTGGCCGCTATCTTGGCTGAAGTATAGCGACTTAATGTAGTCATCGTCTGGGAACACCTCTAACGGCTTGAAAAGGCTTGAATTATAGATGCTCGTACCTAATCCAATAACTTCGCCCAGGTACAACCAGCGATAGTAGTCGTAATCGTTCTTCTTGTACTGCTCTATCAATTCAAGCGTTTGCTTGCTGGTAAAGCCACGCACGTCGCAGCGATAGTCACTCGTGTCAATCAGATAATTGTCATCCTTTGACACTTTATCTATCCACTCGTTAATCCAGTCATACGGGTTCTTAGGTGGGTTATATGAGTAGAACACTTTGACCTGATCAAGCCAATCTGGTTTCTGCCGAATAAACGTCGGGTTAGCTTGGTCGAACACGTCACTAGACTTCATGTTGGCGGCTTCTTCGTACCAGACGGCCACTACATCACCTACGATGTTTGACTTGAGCTTATATGGGTTGTCGGCGCCATAGAAGTAGAACGTGCTGCCAGTTCGCTTGTGCTGTATCGTGAGTGGCGATTTATAAGCAATAAACTCGTTGTCCATGTCAAGCATGCTGAGTGCCCATTGTATCTGGTTGTAAACCGTGTCATGTAAGTCTGACTTGTTTGCCAGCACAGCGATGACGTTGGCTTTGTGATGCTGCATGATAGCCTTCTTGACCATTGTTACTAACTTCAAGCTGATAACGGACGACTTGAACGAGCCACGGCCACCGTTTGCAACGATGTAAGGCTTGCCAGTCGTCCACATTCGCTTAAAGTGAGGGTTAATCAAGTCTGATATCCTGATAACCTTCTTGATATTCGTATCATCAACTACCAGCGTCTTCATCTTCTATGCCTCCCACATCATCAACTATCAGTGTCTGTCCCTCATTACTTTCACCACTACGCGCCTCTTTAGCTTTAGACTCAGCAATATCTGCATCAGCTTTAAGCTTGCGAACCCGTTGCTCATTAATATTATCATCGTCAGCACCAATCAGCTTAGACAAGCTATCCAATGCCTTTTGCTTATCGTACAACTTGACCACCAAGCCATCCTTACCGCGATGAATATCCTGCACCAGTGACCAATCAATCTGATCACTCGGTTTCAAGTAGATATCAGCAACGTGTTTTTTGACTGGGTTATCATCAGTATCAAGGAACACATTGCCATCGGTGTCTGTCACTAATTCTTCGTGTACCTTGTAATCTAGTACATCGCCAAGGCTAGCAAACGCCTGCTTAGCGTACTCGTGAGTGATGTTATCAATCGTTACTAGCAGCTCGGAACGCTGCTGCTGCTTCAGCTCCGCAAGTTGGTTCTTAACCTCAACATTTCTCAACAGTCTACTTCCTGAACGCATGGCAGTATCATAATCACATTTATAAGCTTTCATGTAAGCCCATGTTGCATTAAAACGTTGCAAATAAAAGAGACAGAACAGTTTCTGCTTATCTGTAAGCTTACTATTTGCCTCTAGTTCATCGATTATTTTAGGTGCGCCCTTTTTGGCTTTTGTGTGCACCCTTTTTGACTTAGTGGGTGCATTCTTTTTAGTGCTGCCACGTTGCCAGCCATAACGGCCTTTCCACGACTTGACAGTATTTAAGCTAACATCATACTTAGTAGCAATGTCCTTGTACTTCATACCAGCCATATAGTCCTGTTCAGCCTGCTCATACTTTTCTGTCATTACATACCACCACACCTCCGTTAATTGGAATTAATTAGTCTAAATTTTGTAGCATCGATTCTCAAACTTTTTGTAGGCGTCTAGGTAGATCTCACCCTTATCACCGTTATAGGTAAGCTCGTAATACATGCCATCACTTAACGTCGTACTGAGTAACGCTTTGCTATTCTGTAATGCTTTAACTTGCCAAACAGTAAATACATCATCGACAGTGATTTGCTTTCCATCCGTTACGTCTAAATGTTCATTAGCGTAGTCCAGCACTAAGGCTTTGCATTTACTTGTAAATTCAACATCGTTCATTCTTAATTACCACCTTTTTATTTTTATCCAAACTAAAAGCGCCATGCTGTTTAGCACGACGCTTCATCCATTTATCTAAGTTGGCATCCATCTCCGCTTCTTGTGGCGTGACGTAGCCGTATTTTGTGTTAATCAAGCAATCAAAAAGAAAAGCGCTGTAAAATTATTGCTTAATATGTATTGTTGCACGATAATACGTATGTAAAGGAGGAGATACTAATGTATATGCCGGCACTGAAAAATAAACAAGGTGAGTTGAGAGCCTTACAACAAGCAGAATTGGATAATATCAAAAATATTCTCCCATTGCTCCAAATAAACGAAGCCACTGAGGATGTTTTAGCAAAAATATCATCTAAATATAAAGGCAAATTTCTTATTGACACTCGTGAACTAGAGGGATCTGATATTAAATATTTGCACCAACTAATTTCAGATAATGATGCATTTGATAAAATAAGCATTGCTTTTCCTGCCTCGTTGTTAGAATCTGAAGGTGTGTTATCTGAATTAGGCTCAATAGATTATATTGAGATTAATAAAGATTACCTTGAAAATCCTTTTTTTATCAGTTGGCTTAAATTACACACGTCCCTAATACCTAATAATATAATTCTAGATCTCGGATATGTTGATAACAATTATCTACAAGAAGACTTAGAACTTATTATGTCGTTTCTTACTATTTTTAAAAACACTTCTAAAAATGTGTTTATTTTGAGTGGTTCTATTCCTGCAATAATCCCAACAAAGTCTACCGAAAACTACGAGTGTCCCCGTTTCGATTATAAACTATTTAAATCTACCTTGGATAATTGTTCACAAGATTCTGAACTCTCTAATTTAGAAATTATTTTTGGAGACTACACAACCGTATCACCAATACCAATAGATTATACGGACAAAAAAATTGTATCTAATGTTCAAATAAAATATACAACGTCTGACAAATACATCTTAGTCCGCAATGGTCAACGAAAAGGAAACTATAATTTATCAGAAGTATGTGAAGAAATAGTTAACTTTTCAAGCTTCAATAAAACACACTGTTGGGCAGATAAATATATAGCCGATTTACGTGACTCAACAGACATCAATCGTGGTAACCCCTCTACCTGGGCCTCTTTAGGGATAGAACATCACATTGTTTTATGTGCTGAGTAAAATTAAAAGAAGAGCTATATGCAACAGTAAAGTGCATATTACTCTTCTTTTAATTTGGCACGAATAACTTTCTTTAGAATACTTTTCTGATATTGACTAAGTGTACTATCTAGATAGGCAATCAAATCATATTTGAACATACTATTGACCTCCCCCCTCTCTAATCCTGATTTTTCATAAAAATTGTCATCAAGAACTATTTTTCTAAATTTAGATGATTCTAGTAAGCCAGCAAATGAAACAAAGTCAAGATTTGGATTCAGCGTAGCCACTCTTTTATAATTTAAACTAACCCTACTTTCTCTATTTCGCCTTGCCAAGATTATGCCCCAATGATCAGGAACTACTTTTGAAACTTTCTCTATATATTTCTCACCAGCAACTATGCAATTTCTTTCAAAATTAAGATCATACTCTTTAACTTGATTTTCTAATCTACTCAATGAGTCGTAATCGCTTTTGATTTCAAAAGCATTGACGTGACCATTTATCGCCACTAAATCCGCTCTAGATTTTCCAGAATATGTTGTATATTCATCAAAAACTTTTGCATTTTTGTATGTTGAAACCATCTTCCTTAATGCTACGCGAATATCCCTATCATCAAGTTTGTTCAAAGCTATCTCCTCCTAACAAAATAGAATACCATATTACTATTTCTATTTTCAAGAGTATATTTTACTATATGTGGAATATACTCGCTTCAACAATTCTCCATTCTTATTAATTACCTTTTCCTCCCAACCAAATTAAAATTGCGACGCTTCTTATCCCTGTACCATCTATCTAGCCGGGAATCAGCCTGTACCCACTCTGGCGGCTCGTACCCGTATTTGCTGTGTATCATTACTGCCATGACGTCACTCCTAAATTTATGTATTAAAAAAGCCCAGTAATTAGCTGGGCTTGCTTAGATCAACTAGTACCCAAACGCCATTTTTTTCTGGTTATCCTAAGCAATGGTTATCATACCACAGCGCACGTGTTTCTGCATGTAATTTTGTGGTCAGATTAATTGCGCTGATTATGTGCTTGGTAGGGATTTGCACCCTACATAACAACACCATCCTGTATTGTCTCTTGAAACGTCTACCTATTCCACCGCAAGCACAGCCAATGTAAACAAGGCGATGAGAGTTCATGTTATGAAGTTAATTGTCAACACGACTCCAGCCACATCTCAAGCTTTCAGCAGTTTAGTGACTTGCTTGGGTCACGTGATAGCGCGGGCCAAATTGCACACTTGTTTCAGATCAGTGACTTGGTCCGCTGCCTATATCGCCGGTAGGACTCGAACCTACATCCCATTGTGGCTTGCCAATTAGCCCACAGCGATACTCACATTTAACGGCCGACGTTAAATACGAAGACTAATGCCGGCGGCAGAGAGGAGCGCATCACCCCTTATAAATCCGCCGGCAACGTAGCCTGCTGGACTCGAACCAGCGACAACCTGATTAACAGTCAGGTGCTCTACCAACTGAGCTAAGGCCACAATAATGCTAGGTAATAATTGCCCGGGGTGGCTTACCTAACATTCGATAATACTAATTTACTCCCCTTTTTGACTTATTTACCGGAATCAACACGGAAACTTGTCGGAATTTACTCGGAATTTTGTCGGAGTAAATTCATTCCTCGTCGTAGTGAGCAATAATCTCTGGCTCATACTTTTTAACGATCAGGTCTTCCACGCCATCCGGATATATCTCAGCGAACATTAACTGGGCTTGTTTCAAATACTTATTAAATGTTTTGTCGGAGATATTCAGGCTAATCATGCACTTAGTTTTCGAATACCGTTTAACATAGAGCAGCATTAATAGCTCTGAATATTTCTCCGTTTCTTCATCAATTGTAACAGCTTCAATGACCTTGACAACTAAATTAGCCATAAAATCATCGTTAGCTTTACTAACTTGCTTGTCTTCAATATGGTTGCCATAGCTAGGACTTTTAGGCATTCCGTCCATTGCTGGACTTTGCAGGTTGAAATTAACCCTGCGAGCTCGTAGTCGCCATTTCCAATAGTCTTTTAGCACCCGTTCCGCATTAGCAATTGTTCGTTCTTCATCAACGTCCTTAAAAATGCTCTCCATCACTGCCACCCCTTGTTTTGACTGTGCTATAATTAATTTATTCGGAATCAATTGTCGCGGCGTCAGCAATGGCAGCGCTTTTTATGTGTTATACTTACAACGGTCATTCGAGTGGTCCCGTGACTAGTCGCCCTAGTAGGCGGCTTTTTGTTTACTCTCGCGATCACTCAACTCCATTTCGATGTCAGTCATGCCTGTTCACCCACCACATTAGTACCAAACTAACGATTACAATCGTAGCAGTTGCAATAGCCCAATATCCTAACAATTGCAACGGGGAAGAATTCCAAAGAAGTTCAAATATCTGTCTCACTTGTCTTCCTCCACTTGATATCCATCTAGCCACGCACGGGCAAATGTTTCCGAATTATCTTCCATATACTTATCCATCTTATCTGATCTGAAAGGATAGTGCATGGCGTCCCAAATATCACGATAGCTTAACTTCATATGATTAATATAATCATTAACATAGTATGGGATTACTGGTAACTCGGCATACGTCTTCTCGAACACATCATCTGCAATCACTTCAATCTCATCTGCTTCTTTAACAACCCAATCGCCAGCCTCAAGAACAACTCCCGTATCATCATCTGAATCTTGACAAACGTCGTCAACTAGCATTGAATAATAAGCAGGTTTTTCTGTAATTGCGTCAATGAGGCCACTTGGGATAACACTATATCCAAATACTAGTTTTTGACTGCCATCAAACTTTTCTGCCTCAAGTGGTTGTTTACGATAAAATTTCATTTGTCTTCCTCCAATAGCTCCGGGTTCTCGTGCACGTTGCCAATAACCTTTGAACCGTGAGTTTCACCTATAAGGTCAAATCTGCTGATAGTTCCAACTACATCAGCTAAAAATTTACCGTTAGCAAATTTAACAATTGAACGATACTTCCGATTTTCTAAAATATCGCCTTCATAAATTTCCTTGCCGTTCATGTCTTTCAGGCCGGTAAACTGTTCAAGCTCAAACAGTGCGCCAATTCCACCCTCAAGCAGTGCGCCAATTCCATCAACTTTACCATCGTTAGAATAACTACCGTTGCCATCGGTGCTAGCTTCTGCCCAATAGGCTTGGCCATTAATAAATTCGATATTGTCAGGTAATAACATTTTATTCTGAATTTTGTCCCACGCTCTAAACTTAATCATCGTCGCCATCCCCTATCAAATCATCTAGTTCATTAATGGCCTGTTGAACACCAGCAGCCTCACTTTTAAGCTCAAACATCAAACACTGGTTGCGGTCCCTCGCCAATCTCCTACGCAACTCTTTCATTCCACTATTCATTTGCTGGTGCTTCCGTTTAATCGTTGAACGTTTCTTAGTGTGTTTAGGCATCTTCGTCCTCCGTGATTTCATCTATTTCTACTCTAGGATTTCGTTTATCAACGGCAAATTCGTCCTGGAATCCTGTGATGTGCTTTCGATTGTCGTTGCCTAAAAGCCCAGCCTTCATAAAGCCGTCCAGCACAAACTTTTTAGCAAACGCGACATTATCCGCATCTTTCCGGTTGTTATTCGTGTACCACGTAAATTTAAGCTTGCAAGGCCAGCTGAATTCGACTCCAGAATTTCGACTTGCTCGCGCATATACACTACATAAGGCCGTGTACCGCTTCTTTAGTTTAGCTGCGGCATATCTGTTGGCCCGTTCAGCCTTGATGTACTCATTTAAGCTAGGTAGTTCGCCCTTAATCACGACTTTGTTCATGCTTTCGGCACCCAACTAATGTAATAGCCATTAACGACCCCGTTAGACATACTGGCCTGTCTAATCGAAAACTCTGGGGCGTCAATCCTCTCACATAATCGTGCCAGTGTTTGATAGGCGATCACTTCATCAGGATTGTTATACTTCTCAGCACGCCAGTAACCGTTAGTCAGTGGCAGGCTGTATTTGTGGACTAAATCCTTTACCCGCTTAAGCTCAATCGACGTACTTTCTGATATTTGTCTGAGAGAATGTTTGCCATGCTTATGTGCTTGCCGAATGGCTTTAATATCTTCACGTTCTCCCTGCTTCGGATCTTGTTTCATACTGGCTAGGTAGGCCGCATCACTGCGTACCTTAGTCCCAGGCTTAACCAGTCTAACCGGAAACGGCCATTCACCAGATTTGTAGTTATGTTGCGCGAGCTTAAACATTTCCGGTTCGGGCCCGATTGCTAGTGGGTGATCGATATCGGGTAGATCAGCGTTAATTACTAGCACCTGTGTTTTAGTCATGCGCTCACCTCCGTTTGCAATCCTTGTCTAGCTTGCTCTAGATCAATAAAATACTCGGCTGGTTTACCCCAACATTGGGTCAAATCAAAATTTAAGCCATCCCGCTGATATTCAATAATTAAAACCTCGAGTGCAAATAGCTTGTACTCATGAGCGCACACCTCATCTTGCGCACTACCACCGGCCTTTAAATGCCGCTTCATACGCTGCTTAGTCCAATGCAGTGCCGATGATTCATAGGCATGGTTAGCGGCTAACTTGACTAATTGATTGCCCCAATTCATTTAGCTTCCTCCTGACTGTTCATGAACGCTAGGAACGCCTCGTCACTCATATCTTCCTGCTGGTTATCGCTTGAGTTTGGCTTAGAATCCGCCTGAGAAGCGCCGTTTTGCATCCACTTTGGCGTAACTTCTTTACGGCGTGGCTTTGAATAGCCACTAGGTTTTCTTTCGCTCTTCATGCGGTCGTCATGATTAGCAGCAGCCTTTTTAGCCTGCTCTAACGTCGTAATATTTCGTTTCTTCCAGCCCGCAACAATTGCACGAACGTATTTCAAACATGCATTAGATCCAATCTGATGTTCTCCAGCAACCCAAATTGCATAGGCAATCACCTCAGGCTTGAACTCTTCCAGCCATTCATCAATCTCAGGTCGGGCAATACCATTTGGAAATCCCCACAGGTTGGTCCAATCGTTAATGACCTGCTCGCGCGTCACGCCCGCGTCATCATCATAAGAGTCAGTATCAGTCAAGTCAGGGTCAGTACTAGTAAGTTCTTTATGTTCTACTGGTTGACCTCCACCTTGCCCAACCGGTTGGCCTACTTCATCTAAACCAGTTGACCTACTTTTATGACTTGTAGTTGGGTTACTGGTTGGGTAACCAGCTGACCTACTATATAAATTAATAATGCGATATTCAGGTGGTTTCACATTTTTCTTGCCTCTAACGTATTTAATTAGTCCTAGTTGCACTAATGAGTTGCGTGCTTTATCGAGGCCGGGTGCGGATAGTCCTGTCAGACTGAGTAATGCCGAATTTTTCATGCGAAACTGAACGTCCAACTTGCCTTCATCGTTCGCATAGTCTAGTAACTCGCGATACAGATTATTTTGGCCGTTAGAGACACTCGCTTCATACATCTTAAAATTACGGTACGCTCGTCGTTGTTTGAAGTAATCCAAATTCGTCCCTCCTTTACTAATGGGCCTTTCACCCGTTCGGTGGATTCAGTCACTGCTGCATTCAAGCCAATTCGAATGTTTATTTCTTATCAAATGCCGCTAGCAACCCTTGTAGCTGGCTCTTAGCATCCTCTGCTTGTGCTACTGTTAGATTCTTCCAATCGTCGTCAGTCCCTTTCCAATCAGGGACAATTTGTTGAATAACCTCATTAGTCACCGATAATGGTGTGCCATTCTTGGTTTGGGTGGCCAGTTCACCAGCAAGGTTAGCAATCTCACTTGTCTGCTTTGAACTAGCAATGATGTTGGTAGGATCAAAATCTTCATTTACTTCATCGTCAGTTGCGGGCTGTTGCTTGCCAGCTAGTAATAATTTAGCAGCAGTCTTAAATTCAGGTTTCTGTGCATTCTCAGCTAGCCATTCAATATAGCCACGATTCTCATTCATGACATCTCCCATGCTCTTGCCTTTATTTTTGCCAAAGTTAAGTTTTAAATTAAAGGCTTCATCATAAGTCATGGTTTCGTTATTCTCACGTTGGTTAAAGTTCTGCATATCTTCGACATCTTGCGTGAAGACATTTGATAAACTAGCGATGGTCAGTGTGGCATCAACTTGAGCTCGCTTTTTTGCCATCTTCAATACCGTGTTTTTCATTGAAAAGCCATCACGAGAAACGTACTTACTCTCTTTTGTATTTGCCGACCCTAATCCCTCAGTTAACTGCATACCGCTCTTGTATAGCACGCACTTGACGGTGTAGTCGAAATAACCCGACTCGTAGTCCTCAACTTTATCGATAACGTTGTATTCGCTGGTCACGCCCATCAACATTTGAATTTTTTCGGCACCCGGTTTAAGGAGCGTCGGCTTCTGTGTACCAGGTACGACCCCAAAATCTTGACCATCTTTTAGTTGATGTTGAACCATAGTTTGGAAATTAGAGATAGCCTGTAGTTCGCTAGCCATCTTGTTTTGATCAGTACCCATGATTAGGGATAGACTATTCGTTTGATTTTCTGCTTTCGCGATTGCTTCGCTCATATTGGTTCCTCCTAGTATTTAAACGTGACCTTCTCAGTTGCCGGTTTTTCAGTAATACCAGCGATAATCTCGCCATCTTCCATGACAAACTTGTCACCAACCATGCGACCAGCTTTTTTTAAATCGACTTTATCAATAGATTCCTTGACCTTGATATATTGGCTCATGCCCTGATTACGAAGTGAGTTTAAAACCATCTTTTCGTCATACGCCAACCCAGCCGGGTTCTTACGAGTTGATACACGGCCATTAGGGGTATCGATTTTGAATTTCTTATCGACTAACCGTTGATCACGTAAATAGTCGGTCAGTAGCCCTTCGAAATACTCGCGGTTGGCTTGGTTCTTATCAAGTTCCCGGTCGCGCCATGCAATTGCCTGGTCAATATTGTTCTTCGCAACTTGGCCAATTTCATCATCATGCGCTTGGATAGCCTTGAGCTTCTTTAACGCCCAGTCAGCTTTCTCCAATGAGTCAATTTTGAAGCCTTCGTTTTCACGTTCTGTCACCGTTCTAAGTTCTTCTTTTAACATTGCATCCATGATTGAAATCCTCCTATTTAATATCCAGCAATGACGCCACTTTCAATCAGCTCTTCCTCAGTAGGCACATCATCACGCCAGCCTTCCGCAGCTTCTTCTTGGTCAACCAGCCAGCTATCGTAGCCGTTCATTTCGCCCACCTCCATGCCAAACGTTGTCTTAACGACAGTTTCGGAGTACAATAGAACTCGAAAATGAAATTGTTAAGCGTCTTTGCTGCACGGGTACTACCAATACTCGAGCAGCTTTTTTCGTACTCAAATTTAGGATTTAGCGATACTTTGCGTGCTTCCAATTCGTTCGGCCTCCTTAAATGTGCCAAAAACATTATTCAATTCTTCAATCGTGATTTGTTTGTAAAGCACGTTTCCAATCCGGAATGTAAATTTCATCGTCTTCATCTCCTTAAATTCCAAACCAACTAGCAACTTCATGACGTTTAAACCACAATGCCGTTAACGCGCAGCCTACTATTGCTCCTTCAATCATTGCTATTTCCTCCTAGCCATTTTCTTGGTTGACTTTATCGATTACTTCCTGCAATTTATCCATTGGAATACCGGCATACTCAGCTTTCTTAGCTAAATCAGTTATCTCGGCGCTAATCTCTTCAGCGTATTCACGTGGATAACGTTCAATAACTAGCTGTTGCGCTGGCGTCCGATCATTTGGATTAATCGCAATAGCGTTCTCAAACTCAGCTTCCATTGCCTCTCGTTCTTGCTGCTCTTTTTTCTGACGCATTAGGGATGAGAACATGTCACCCTTTAGACGCCTGTCATTCTGGAATGACAGCACGCCGAAATTCTCACGAGCACCAGAATAACTAAGCCAAAAATCGTTAATTACATTTGCTAACGACTTCCTGATTTGTGGATCAGTGCTTCTTGATCCACTCTTCAACCGGGACAATTGTCCGGGAGAAACATGCGTCCTATCTGCAATCTGCTGCTGTGTTGGTGTTTTATTTTTGCCTAATGCCAATGACAATTGCTCTGCAAACTTGTTCTTCATAACTACACCTCTGTATTTTGGAAAGGGCTTTATATCGCCTTTCCATGTAATTCACCTATAATTTAAATTAATCGGGATGATCTAATAGGTAATCCATCATCTCAGCTGCTGGAATCTGCCAGCCGTTATGGGTATTCACATAATCAATGAAGCCACCCTGTTCAATATCCAAATCATGGCGATGCTTGGTTAAATATCGTGAGGCTCGTTCGGTTGATTTAGTTCCGTATTTATACCTGGCCAAATCTTTAAGCTTCCAAGTACGAATACCACGCTGTGCTTGCTTCCAGGATTGGAACCTCTCGTATTCTTCTTCGCTAATGAATTGGAAGCCCTTTGGAGCCTCATGCCGAATCAATATCGTATCTGACATGTTCGCACCTCCTAATATGAAACTGACATAAGTTGGCTAGCTTGCTCGTTATACTCGGCCGTTACTGCTCGAAATTCAGCATCTAGTGCTTTATCGCTTAGTGCCTCAAACATTACTCTTGGTGTTCCTGGCTTAACCTTTGCTAGTGCATTAATTAATGTAGTTCGTGATAGATGTGTCATTTTGCCGCCTCCTTTGGTTTTGTATAACTTTTGTCAACATTAGGAATAAAAAAAATATCCGTCACTTCAACTCCCAGCTTGTCAGCAATCTTTTTTGCTGTCCTTTTACCAACTGGTTTCTTCCCATTGATAATTGAAGACATATAACTAGGGCCAATGTTAACACGGCTTGACAACGATTTCTGAGTATATCCATGCCATGCCAATAAAACATCGATTTTCTTTTTGCCAACTACATATAGCTGAACCATCCGATTACCTCCTTTCTTAACTTACATTTATATAATACCATTCGTAAAACTTTTGTCAACGATTTTTATATAAAAGTTTTACAAATCATTTAAGTATTTTTGACTTTTGTTATACTAAAATCATTAGGAGGACTGATATGAATGGATTCAATAACACCGGAAGAGTTCGGAAACTCATTGAAAGAGATTCGTCTGCGGAAACATTTTTCATTGCGACAAGTCTCACAACAATCTAAAACCGATAGTAAACCTGCAATTTCACCATCTTATTGGTCACTTGTTGAACGTGGAGAAAGGAACATACCTAAAGTAGATACTTTGGTTCGCATGGCTAAAGGGCTGAGAATTACGCGAGAAGAAATTCTTAATCTTGCTGGCCTATCTTCTGCAAACAACAGCATAAACAGTGAATCCTCTGATAATAAAAAACATTACTATGATCTAACTGAAAAAGATGAAAGAAATATTGATAAAGAGTTGGAAGATATGATGAACGGGCTCGACTCTAAACATTCACTATCATTTTTCCAAAATGGACAAGAGCTATCTGATCAGGACAAAGAACTACTCAAAGCGTCCATGCGTCAAACATTAGAATTATCCAAACAATTAGCAAAAAGAAAGTTCACTCCCAAAAAGTATCGTAATGGAGAGGAATAATAGGAGCTGGTTATATGGAACGGTGGATTGAAGAAGATATTGACCACTTAACCAACAAGTTTGGGATTCAAAATGCTTTTGACCTGGCACACGACTTAGGAATCAACGTTCAGTTCAATAACCTTGGTAGCAATATTTACGGCTACAATAATAACTCGCATCGAATCCCAATGATTGTCATTAACAATACAATTGATGAGCGGACACAAGATGGTGTTTGCTATCATGAAATTTTTCATATACGGCATCACAAGGGATTTAATACGCAGTTTTTTGCGGTAAATACGACAAGTTTTCTATCCGATGGTAATGAAACAGAGGCTAATAAGTTTATGCTGGCCATGTTGAAAGAGGAATATGGTTGGAGCAAACAAGAAGATGTATTAGACTTCTTAGATTTTTTCAAGCTACCACATGAGCTGGCTTCACTGATCTAAAAGCGCTGACCAGATAGGAAGTCATTAAAAGCTAGGGGGTTAAAATTTAATCATCATGGGGATTTCTATTTGGGAAAATATTGATTTGGAGGAGTAAATTTTGATTGGATTAATCTTAGCTATTTTTATAGCTCTCACACTTTTCAAAGTCACTGCAAAGGTCGGTAGCTTTGTCTTACTGATTATGGGAGCAGCTCTAATAGTAATGGCATTTGTTAACACACTGCAAGCACTAGTGCCAATTATTGCATTTGGGCTCATTGTATACAGCATCTACTACTTGATTCATGAAAAGTTGAAATGGTCAGGCAGGCAATTTGCTATGTATTTAATGGGATTCTTGACGATGCTCTTTCCTTTTATTAAAATCGGTCAATTATCAATCGTTACTGCCGGTATATTTTATTCTCTGTTCGCTTTAGAATATCCAAAGTATCGTTTATTTAGAAACATCACTACTACTGCCTGGATTATATGTGTTTGGATCATCGCGATTATTTTATTTGCTCTAAGTTTTATTATCGGCCCCTGGCTTGCAGAACATGGGCTCTTAATTTAGTCGTTCTAATGGAAGAGTAAAGGTAAACGCTCAATTACAGGGGATATTATTCATTGGGGAATACTAATTTGGAGGATTTTATCAAATGGAAAAAAGTGAATTTGAAAGCAAAATAAATAGTTTATCAAAGAAAGTCGACAGCATGAGTGAAATGTTGAAAACTGAAGAAGCCACCAAAAATGCGCTAGTAATGCCATTCTTTGCCGCTCTAAATTACAATGTCTTTGACCCTACTGAATTCGTTCCTGAATACACAGCAGATTTTGGTAGTAAAAAGGGTGAGCGTGTCGATTACGCCGTTGTGATAAATGGTGAAGTTCAAATATTGGTTGAGACTAAAGAATTAAAAGACGATTTGAATAAAAAGGACTCTCAGCTTTTTAGATACTTCACTGCAACTAAGGCAAAATTCGGTATTCTTACTAATGGTGATACATACAAATTCTATACCGATTTGGAAGAGCCAAACGTTATGGACAAGACCCCTTTCCTTACCGTAAAGCTATCTAACATAAAAGATACCCAGATTACTGAATTATTTAAGTTTACGAAAGATAATTTCGACGTCGATAACATCACAGATTCAGCATCTGATCTAAAATACGTTGGTTTGACTAAGGAGTATCTTGAAAAGCAAATGAATAAACCAACTGACGATTTTATTCGACTCATTCTGGCCGACATTTATGATGGTATGAAAACTCAGCAGGTTGTTGACCAATTCAGGCCTGTAATTAGTAAAGGATTCACTCAAATTATTTCAGAACAGGTTAACAGCAAGCTAAGTAACGCGTTGAACCAAACTGTTAAAGATGACGCTACTTCTACTGAAACACTTAAAGATGCGGCTGATCCTAAAGATGAAATAGTCACTACACCAGAAGAATTAGAATCTTTTGCCGTAGCCAAGGTTATCCTAAGAGACACGATTGAACAAGCTAGAATAGTTTACAGAGATAATCGAAGCTATTTTAACGTACTAATAGATGACAGTAACCGTAAATGGGTTTTCAGAATCTATTTCCACACAAATCGTAATTTCATTATTTTGCATGATGATGAAAATACAGAATTAGATTTTGAGTCTCCCGTTGATATCATGAATTACTCCGATCAAATCAAAAAAGTAGCTGAACAATTTAAATAATCAGATCTTGTGAGCCCTCACAGGGCTTTCACGCGAGCGTAGTTCAACGGTAGAACAGTACTCCTTTGAATTGCTAACTAGATACTAACAGATGTAGGTTCGAATCCTGCCGCTCGCATTGTAACAAATAACCCATACTACCGCTTACTTTAGTACGTACATCACGTGGGCGTAATTCAATGGTAGAATAACGATTTCAGCCCTTCTCTCTCGTTTGAAATTGTTATGTAGGTTCAATCCCTGCCACCCACTTTTAAAAGAAAGAAGGTAAGATTATGGATAAAGATATGTCGAAATACGAACTCATAGATAACATTACTAATGACTTAACCTCTTTTATTAATCTGTATGCTTTCGTTTATCTTACAAAAGATAGCTACTCAAGGAAAGAATATGACCGCATAATCCAAGGAATGGAAAGAGATATGGTTGATCGTCTTAAGCAAAAATAATTGTAGGTACATTCTAATTAACTGTTGAGCCGACCAAAACCCATTGTTGGCTCTTATGCGAGTGTAGTTTAGTGGTAAAACGACAGCCTTCCAAGCTGTAGTCGCGGGTCCGATTCCCGTCACTCGCTTTAAACTAAATTTATCATTAAATAGTTCATAGAGAGGAGTATTGACTATGCGTATACTCATTGACAAAATCAAAATCAATAAATTTCGAAAATTTAGTGAGCTTGGACAAATTCACCTCGGCCACAGAATTACTGTACTTTCTGGTCATAATGGTGTTGGAAAATCAAGTATCATGAGTCTCATATCTTCAACAGTTGGTCAAAATAAAGTAAGATTGAACGGATCTAAATTTCAGCCAGAGTTTAATGATTATTTTACAATTGATCCCGAGAGAGAAGAACATGATTTTCCTGCTTACGAGATTCTTGTTGATTTTATTTCTCAAACGAATACTGGTAATTACGAATTCGCTAAGCGTGTTGGTTTTAAAGATGATAGAAATCAGGACAGAGGAATCCGTCCTCTTCCCCGTCCAGCCCTCCCACTCATAAACAAAAATGGTTATCAGACTATTTCCCAAGCACAAGATGCTGCATTTAAAATGATTGGTGACATCATCGGTAAATCTGGTTCATCCAGAGTGCATCTTCCTTGTATTTATATCAGTTTATCACGAATTATGCCACCCGGTGAGACAACGCTTATTATAGAGGACTTTGATGGCAAAACCAAAAAACTTTCAGAGGAATTAAGTAATAAATATGTAGAATGGTATAACGAAGTCCTGCCAAACTCCATTAACGAAAATTCAATAATAGCAAAATCTGTGGAAAAAAAGAGTACTGGTAAAACTCGCCTATTCATTTTACTTGCAGACGCGACGGCAAGTACCCAATCCGTTGGTCAAGATAATCTTGGAGGTATCATTTCCGCACTAGTAGATTTTTACTATTTGTCAAAAACTTCCGATGACTACAATGGAGGAGTACTTTGCATTGACGAAATTGAGGCGTCACTTCACCCTAATGCCCAATTAAAATTGATGCTGTTACTGGATAAACTATCCCAAGAACTAAAATTACAAATCCTAATCACTTCGCATTCGCTAACAATTTTGAAAGAAATTTTAATTCAACAAAGTAAATCAGCTGTAGATTACCAATTGGTTTACTTTAAAGGAGAGACTTACCCATACGCTAGTAAAATAGACAGTTACAGATCACTCAAAGCCGATTTATTTAATGAAATAACAGTTTCAAAACCTTACGTTAAAATATATTGTGAAGATGAATTTACAGTTCCGTTACTTAACCACCTGCTCAAGGCAGCTTATGATAACGAAATACTTTCTAAAAGTCTTCCGGAGTATAAAATTATAAATGTGGCATTAGGTAAAGATAATTTAAGAAGCCTAATTCAGCTGGACAGTTATTTTAGTCACGTCTTAATCGTTCTCGATGGTGATGCAAAATTAAAAGATAGAATCAAAATTGAAACATATTTTAAGAATCCACATGTTTTCGAGGGACGCACTGAACGTAATCAGCCAAAAAATGTTCTTACATTACCCGGTTTCATGAGTCCTGAAGAATTTTCATATGTTATTCTTTGGGAGTATGTTAATAATGAAAGCCAACATCTACAATTCTGGAGAAACTTAGAACGTAATCAAGACCTAGCATTAATGACGGCAGATAAGGCTCGAGAAGCTTTTACGCCTAAGGGAGACCAAGTTAAGTTTAAGGATATTCATGACAAGCATGATTTAAAACTGCTTGACTTTATTGGCAAATCTAATATTTTATCCGATTACTATAGCCTCGATGATAATCAAATTAAACTAAAAGACTGGATTAATTCTTTCAAAAAGATTTTAGTGAGTTTCGAAAAGGATCTAAAGGCAATGCGCTATTAATTTCTGGCCATCTTATTTTCAACATGCTATTATTTGTTTACGAGGTGATTAAAATGCCACAAACTTCTTCTGTTTTTCGATACCCAGGTGGAAAAACTCAACTATATTCATTTGTGCACCATTTGCTAAAAATAAATAGCATTACTGACATTTACATTGAACCGTTTGCAGGTGGCGCTGGGATTCCACTAAAATTATTAATAGACAATCGAATAAACACCGTCTGGATAAATGATTATGACAAAGCAATTTACTCAGTTTGGGACACAATTTTGAACGATCCTGTTGCTTTAATTTCTTTAATAGAATCAGTTCCCTTTGATTACCATTCCGGTCATAAAATTAGTCCAGAATTCAGTATTAGTTTCTGGAAAAAACAGAAAGACATTTATTTAAATAATAAAAACCATCAACACTCAATCGAATTAGCATTTTCCACTCTATTTTTAAATAGGACTAATACTAGTGGCATTATCACTGCAGGACCATTAGGTGGATTCAAGCAAAATAGGAAGACACAAATATACGCGCGCTTCAATAAGGAAACTCTTATTAACAAAATTAATTTAATACACTCTTTTAAATCACAAATTAAATTGACTAGATTAAACACACTGGATATGATCCCAAAAATCCGTAATTCCGTGGACCCTAAAAATAGTTTTATTTTTTTTGATCCTCCCTACTTTGAGCAAGGTAAAGAATTATACTACTCATCGTTTAATGAACAGGGTCATAAGGAATTAGCAAATGGTATTTTATCTCTAAAGCAATACCATTGGATTACAACATACGATACAGCGCCTCAAATACAAGAGGACTATACAATGGCCAAACAAAAATATGAATATTCACTGAACTATTCCGCCAATAATAAAAATCGTGGTAAAACTGCAGAGTTCATGTTTGCTAGTCCAGTAACAAGATTGAGTTCCTTTGAAAAAGTCGATTTAACACCACTAGCCTGATAATCCAGGCTTTTATTTAAAAACAAAAAAGAACATATGTTTGGGAATGTCAACCTATTGTTATTTCCAGTTGGGAGGAATAAAACATGTCAGTAACCAAACTTAATAATGGTAAATGGCAAGCCCGTGTCTCTTATAAAGATGATGACGGTAACTATAAGTCGGTTACTCATTTAGAAAAGCGCAAAACTGACGCTGTTGAGTGGGAAACTAAAACTAAGAATGCTCTGCTGGAAGGTGCTGACTTATCACGTAGTACCGAGAGTCTAAAGCATTACTTTCTTGATTGGATCAGAATTTACAAAACTGACGGTGTATCGCGTCATACTCACGAGCTATATATGGGCAACTGGCGTCACATCTCTGCATATTTTAAAGATCGACCTATGAGCGCAATTAAACGTCCAGATTACCAGAAGTTCCTGAATGAATTTGGCCGCAGTCATGGAATTGCCACATCTCACAAGCTTCATCAACAAGTACACACTGCAATCAAGGACGCCGTAGCTGATGGTATTCTAAAACGAGACTTTGCTTACAAAGCACATGTCACTGGACGCCCTCCTAAGCCCGTAGAGGAAAAGTATTTGACGCTGTCCAATTATAAGAAACTGCGTAAATACCTCATTAAAACGGCTGATTATGATCACATGACTATGCTGATGATGCTGTTTCAACTAGAAACTGGAACTAGGTTCGAGGAAGCTGCTGGCCTAACGTGGGATAATTTGGATTTGAATAATGGAATAGTTCACATTAAACAGCAGTGGGACGCCCGTAGACAGACTTTTCGTCCAACTAAGGGAAATGGACAGGCCGATGGAGATATAACCATAGGACCCGCCTACTGTCGTTTTATGAGGAGCTATCGTAATGCGCAGAAAGATTATTTAGAATTACACGAAATGAAGAATCCTAAGAACCTCGTATTTTGGTCTAAACTAGGAAAAATCGTGGGCAATGGGAATGCAAACGAAGAGCTAGGACGTATTTGTAACCGTCTAAAGATCAACAAAGTTACAACACACGCCATGAGGCACACACACGCTTCGATTCTTATCCTAAATCATGAGTCCCTTCCCTATGTTCAGCATCGCCTTCGACATCAAAAACTAGAAACGACCGTTAACACCTACGTCCATCTTATTGAAGAAGAAAACGGCGTGTCAGATAAGAAGGCTACCGAGCTAATGGACGAAGGATTTTAA